CTTATACAGGTTTGTTCAATAAAGAACTCGCCTGATAAGAATTCCAAAATGAACATGAATCAGATCTATTCAGAACAGGCAAGAATCAAAGCTGCTAATAGAGCTAGGTTCAAACACTAGGAGGTCAAAATGGTAACAATTACTAGTAAAAGTAAGCATCCTAATGGTGTTGAAAACTATTTGGTCGAATTAAACAGACGCGTAAAACAAATAGATCAAATACTTAATACTTATGGAGTAAAAGGGTGTGATGCTTTAACTAGTATGACACCTATGGATACTGGGCAGACTGCATTTTCATGGAGCTATCAAATAATAAAACGTGGAAATAACTCATATGTATTGCAGTTTAACAACTCACATGTAGAAAAAGGTGTCAACATTGCTATCATACTACAGACCGGACACCCTACAAGAAATGGCGGTTGGGTAGAGGGCAGGGACTATTTAACCCCTGCTCTTCAACCAATTTTTGACGAAATAGCAAACAAAGCTTGGGGGGAGATTAAGAGAATATGAGCGATATTACAACAACTAAGGAGATTGACGAACGAGTTGTCTCCATGCGGTTTGATAACGAGCAGTTTGAGAAAGGAACAAGACAGACCTTATCAACTATCGAAAAACTTAAATCCGCTTTAAAATTCGGCTCTGTTTCAAGCGGCTTTAAAAACATAGCTTCTGAAACAAACGTCGTAAACAAAAACATGGAAGTCTTAGGACAGGGCGTGCGATCAATTCAGAGAGAATTCGATTCTTTATCTGTTATAGGTGCTACAGCTCTTGTAAGACTTACAAATTCTGCGATTGATACTGGTAAAATGATCGCTAACGCGCTTACGTTAGAACCAGTTAAAACCGGTTTTGATGAATATGAAACCAAAATGGGTTCAATTCAGACAATCCTCACAAACACAAAGTCCAAAGGTACTACTCTTGACGAAGTTATAGAGGCTCTTGACACATTAAATATTTATGCTGACAAGACGATTTACAACTTCAAAGAAATGACAAGAAATATCGGTACGTTTACAGCTGCTGGTATAGGACTAGAAGACGCAGTATCATCAATTCAGGGTATAGCAAACCTTGCAGCTGCATCTGGTTCAACGTCACAGCAGGCTAGTACTGCAATGTATCAGCTTTCACAGGCACTTGCATCTGGAACTGTTAAACTCATGGACTGGAACTCAGTCGTTAACGCAGGTATGGGTGGCGAACTGTTCCAGGAAGCATTGAAAGAGACTGCGAGAGAATATGGTGAAGATGTAGACGCGATTATAGAAGCCAATGGATCATTCAGAGAATCACTCAAAGATGGTTGGTTAACAGCAGATGTTCTTAACACCACACTCAGCAAGTTCACAAAGGAAGGCGCTGCGGCATATGCACAGGCAATGCTTGAATCTGGTGAATACACTCAGGAACAGGCTGATGCATTAAAAGAGCAGGCCGAAATGATGGAAGACGCAGCTACAAAAGTTAAAACACTAACTCAGCTGTGGGATACATTAAAAGAAACTGCTCAGTCTGGTTGGGCCAAGACGTGGGAAATAATAATTGGTGACTTCGATCAGGCAAAAGAACTGTTCACATCAATAAATAACGTTCTGTCGCCATGGCTCGATAGAATAGCAAACGCAAGAAACGATTTATTGTCTGCTGCTCTTGGTGATACGTCAAAATGGGAAGATATGCTTGGTTATATCAATTCGTTTGGTGTATCGACAAAGGCGTTTGAAAAAGAGCTTGAAAATGTTGTAAATGGTAAGGGTCTAAGCTTTGATAAAATGCTTGAAGATGCTGGCGATATAAGCGGCATGTTTAAGAATGGTCTTGATACTGAATATGCTAGAGAAGCCATAATTAACTTAACACAGGCTAATTCAGAACTTGCTGATTCTACGCTTACAAATGAAGATCGTTGGAAAGCACTTCAGAAGGTTGTAGATGATGTTTGGAGAGGTGACTATAAAAACGCTCCAGAAAGATATGAATTACTTGCTGATGCGGGTTATGATTATGCGATTGTTCAGGATCTTGTAAATCAGACTGTGGACCACCATAGATTGACACTTGAAGAACTCACTGATGAGCAGCTTCGTTCAATAGGTCTTACTCAAGAAGAAATCGACGCAAATAGACAGCTCAACAAAGAAGCTAAAAAACGTACTGGTGCGCTCGAAGATTATCTTTGGATGCTTGGCAAGGAAATGTCAGGACGAGAGGTAATGATTGAAGGCCTTAAGAATCTGTTCCTTGCGATGAAATCTGTTATACAGCCAATCGCGGAAGGATTTAAAGAGGTGTTTGCATCTCCTACTGCTGTTCAGATATATAAATTCTTGTGGGCTTTTAAAGACTTTACCGAACAGTTAATCCTAACAGAGGGACAGATGGACGCATTACGATATACGGCAATTGCGGTATTTAACGTAATAGATGCATTTAGATTCTTGCTTGGAACTGGTCTTAGACTTGCGTTTAAGATTGTTCAGACATTTGTCGGCGCATTAGGACTTGACCTTAGTGGATTGGCCTCAGTATTAGCAGATGCAACAGGCTCGATAAGAGACTTCATAAAGGCAAATGACATAGCAGGAGCAATAATGCAGGTAATAGGCCCTACAATAGCGTTTGCTGGTGAGAAGGTAGGAGAATTTATCAAGTATCTTCAGAGCGGAGATAGTGTAATTCCTAAGATAGTATCAAAGATAAAAGAGTTTGTTAAAGAGGGCGTTGATCTTAAGAAGGTCGGCGCTGTAATACGAAGCGTTTTTACTGGCGAAATATTCAAAGGAACTAAATTTGCAGATACTATAGAGAAATTCTTAGCTGAGATTAGGGTTGCTTTAGAGAATGGTTTTAACTTTTCTAAGATAAACTTCTTTGATAAAGACGGCATAAAGACTATCGGAGAGAAGATCATAAACGGATTGAAAGAATCTTTTGGCGTTGTGTCAAAATGGATGAAATCCGTCGATATAGGAGCTCTTATAGCTGGTGGATCAACAATAGCTATAGCGCTGCAGGTTGGTAAAACAATCTACAATATCACAAAACCACTTGGTGCAATGGGACGAATGTTCGATTCAATGAGTGATATGTTCGATTCGCTCACAAAGAATCTCGATCAGATGCGTAGAAGTGCTAGAATTCGTAACCTTTTAATTTTAGCGTCAGCGATAATGGTTCTTACATTGGCAATAACTAAACTCTGCGATCTACCTACAAGTAAAATGTGGAGTGCCGTAGCCGCTATACTAATGCTCGGTACCGCATTAACGATAATGTCAGTTGTTATTAGCAAAGCTGAGAAACTCAGGCAAGGAGAAAGATCTAGTGATGTCGGATTCCAGGCAATAATAGGAATGACCATTGCGATGCTTGGAGCCGCAGTAGCTATAGAGAAGCTCGGAAAGCTTGACGAAACGCAGCTTAAGCAGGGTATAAAAGCTGGTGGATTGATATTTGGTGCGTTTGCAATGCTCGTAGGCGCAATAGAGTTATTCGAGTGGCTTAGTGCTAAGCAGAGACAGAACCAGAATGCTAATGACGATTTCGGTATCGCCGGTATGCTTATAGGTATCGGTGTCGCATTTGTTCTCATGGCTGAAGCCGTAAAGATAGCAGGACATACTACAGATAGTGACCTAAATCGAGGAATGATATTTGTAGTCGGTGCTGGGCTTATAATGGCTTTATTCATAAAAACCATGACTGAAGTACAGAAAGACGCACATGTAGCTGGATTCGGTGTTGCTTTGGTTGGTTGCACCCTAGCAATGATAGGTTTAGTTGGTGTTATTAAGCTCGCGTCTAAGATATCACGTGAGGAGCTTCTCGCTTCACTCAAGACAATAGTAACCATGGTATCTATTATAACTATGCTGTCATTAATATCACAGCTCGCTGGAGATAATGTAGCAAAGGCTGGCATTGCGTTAGTTCTTATGATGGTTGCCATTGCGATGATACCAATAATCATAAAAACCTTATCGATTCTCAAAGTTAAAGATCTCGATGAATGCGCTGGAACATTAACATCAGTAATGCTTATAATGGGCATTTTTGTTGCTTTAACCCACTTTGCTGGAAAACATGCAGCTAAAGCAGGTGTTGCATTACTTGCTATGACAGCATCAATGGCACTCATGGTTGGCATAATGGCCGTGATAGGATTTATAAAAGAAGAGAACATAAAGAAGGCAAAAGGCGTAATCCAGGAAATCATGTTTATGTTCATACTTCTTGTAGCCGTAACGTCGATATCAAAAGACGCAATGAAGACTATACTTGCGATGACCGCAGCAATAGCTCTTGTGGCTGGTGTATTTTCAGCACTCACTTTGATTGATGAAAAGAAGATAGGAACTGCATCGCTTATTCTTGTCGGAATCGCTGGTCTTATAGCTGGCGTTATGTGGTTAAGTAGATTTACAAGAACTGCAAAACTCGGACCGATAATAGCAATAATGAGTGGCGTAGTTATGATGATGGGAGCTTTGTTGCTTATCGTTGGAATAGCAGCAGCTGTAGCTAGAGGCGGAAATTCAAAAGATACAGTCAATATATTTTCGTCTGTTGCCATGCTCATAGCTGCCGCGGCATTGCTAATGATAGTTGTAGCTAAAGCTTCATCGTACACAATAAGCGGAACAGCGATTGCTAAAGTCTCACTTATAATGGTCGGATGTATGGCTGTATTAGCAGGTGTTGCATGGCTTGTTTCTGCTGTTGGTGGAAATCTTGGCATGAACGAATACGATGCTAGAAGAGTACTTCCTGCATTGGCTGTAGCAGCTGTTATAGTATTATTTGCCGCTGGAATAGCATTTGTGATTGCAAAGGCAGCATCTAATAATCCAGACTTCAAAGCAATGCTTAAAGTCGGAGCAATAATGACAGGTATAATTGTCCTGTTTGCGGTTGTTGCCGGTGTTATTGCAATAATATCAAAGATACCTATTGAAATGGGTGAAGCAGCAGGAATTGTTGGTAAGTTTGCTTTGATAGCTCTTGTTGCTGCAGCTGCAGCCGCAATCGCCGTATTTATAAACAATAAAGTAAGCAGCGTAACAATGAAAATGCCAGACATGGGTAAATTAGGAGTTATGCTTCTAGGTATAGTTGCTCTTATGGTTGTTGTAGCTGGAGCGTTAGCTTTGATTTCAAAGTTCAAAATCGACGTATCATTCGACACAATGTTTGCATTACTTACATCAGTAATTGTAATATGTGCAGTTGGTGTCGGATTAGCTTTGGCTGCGGATAACATGAATCCTCTAACTGGTAAAATAGGTGGATTGGTTGCAATGGTGGCGCTTGTAACTGGTGTCGCAGTGGCAGTTTCGTTGCTTGTATTACCATCACTTAATGCGGTTAATACCGAAGGGCTGTATACCAAGATATTCGGTTTGCTTCTAACTGTTGCAGGAATAGCTGTAATCGGAGGAGCGTTAGCATGGCTTTCAAGTATTCTTCCACCATCTACAAATCTTGCTGGTGTGCTCGTAAGTGTTGTCATCATTGGCATTATAGCAGCTGGTGTTGCAGAGCATGTAATGGGACCACTTGACAAGATTGAAGATTCCGAAAACCTAATGACAAAAATCAAAGGATTATGCGGAATATTAATCGCTCTTGCAGTTCTCGCTTTAATAAGCCAGCTATTGGGTGCAATAGGACCATACTTCGTGTTAGGAGCTGTGGCTATTGGACTTATAGGCGTTGTTGTTGAGGCACTTGTAGTACTCTTTGCAAATTGGGTAATACCTGAACTTGCAAAACAGTCGGCTAATCTCGTCAAAATAGGAGTCGCGTTAGGGGCATTCGGAAATGCAATACGGTCACTTAGTCCAGAGCATGTTGAAGCGGCAAAGAATGTTGTGTCATTACTGGCTGAACTTTCGAAAGTCGTTGATAATTTACAGTGGATGGATCTATTCCATAAGAATTGGCAGGAAATGATAACAAATGACCTGATTAAATTTGCAGAATGCTGTAATGAATTCTCAGACAAACTTGTAGAAGGAAACATTGACCAGAATGCAATCGATTGCGCTGCTAAGTGTATTGAAATTTACAAATTACTTAATGATAATCTGCCGACAAGTGGCGGATGGAGCGAAAAGTTTACCGGTGTAACTGACTTCAATCAGTTTGGAGATGACTTAACATCCTTTGCTAAGAGCATCGTTGAATTTGCAAATGAACTTAAAGAATTCCAGTCAACTGAAATATCACCTCAGCAGATCGAAGATTTTGCAAACATGTGTCTGCCGCTTATGGACTTACAGAAGAAACTGTATGGCGAAGGTGGTTGGAAACAAAAGATACTCGGTGAGAAAGATCTTGTATTCTTTGGCAGAGATTTACTTAAATTCTATTCATCAATTGATACGTTATGGAACGGCGGTAAGATAGATGGAAAGGATTATAAGGGCATCAAGGACGTTGACTGGGCTGCTACTGACTGGGATCCATTTATAGATGCGGCTACAAAAGTTATCGGCTTAGGCGACATAATACCTAATACTGGAGGCTTACTTGGCGATATAGTCGGTAACAATGACATGGATAGCTTCGGTGTTGGATTACCAGTATTCGGTCAGGGATTAGCCGGATTCAACGATAAAGTCAGCGGAAAAACATGGAGCGAAGGAGCCTATAAATCTCTTTATAACTGTATGTCTTGGCTCGGACCAATGATTGAAACATACGTACCAAAAGAAAATGGTTGGATACAGAATCTGTTATCGGTTGGCACGGTAGACCTCAAATCATTTAGCGAGGGCTTAGGATACTTCGGAGAAGGTTTACAGAAATTCTATGAAGCAATAGGTACTGAAACACAGGCTTATCGAATCGAGCAGGGTGGCAAGGCAACAGTAGCGATTGATACTGTAATGAAACATATGCCATCAAAAAGTGATATGGCTGATTTCGTTAAGAAAGTAAATTACATGAAGGAAAACGATGTCACCACGAAGATAACTGATTACTTCAAATCGATATCTGATTGGACAACAAAAATGGTCCTCGTTAATACTACTGATGTTGACAAATCGGCAAATAACTTAAACAAGCTCATTGATGTTCTCGTTAAGACAAGTTCACTTGATGTGCAGAAGCTTAAAGAATTCCCGGACGCACTTAACAAAATATCAGAAGATGCTATAGGTAAATTCATATCTGCATTTGACCAGAAATCTTATCCAGATGCTTCCGCAGCCGCAGAGAAATTCGTAACCAAAGTTTCTGACTATTTCAAATACAGAATCTACAAGTTTAAAGGTGTAGGCAAAGAATCAATAAAGGGTCTTGAGACTGGCATGCTTGAGGGCATTAATGAATTCGCTGACAGTGTTAAAGAAAATCAGTCAAATTACAACATGGCTGCAAAAGCTCTCGGTGAAATATCAAAGCTTGTAAAGGGAATGCCTACTGCTGATGAATGGGAGAAATTTGAGACATCAAACAAATATTTCCTGGATAACAGTATCATGGCGAATGCTACGATGGTGTTTAGACAGCTCTCATCATGGTATTCTGCAGCTAAAGATGTCAAAATAGACGATGTCAAGACAACCGTTGGATCACTCAATGAGATCGTTAAATCGTTTAGCGGAATTAGCAAAGATGAAACAGACAATATGACAAATGTTGCAAATGCTGTAAATAGTTATGCAAATGTTTCACTAACAAATCTTGAGACCGCTTTAACTGGAGATTTAACAGGTGTTACAGATTCTGTTAATGCTATTGTAACAAGAATGACTGACGGATTTAAATATCAGGCGTATCTGTTTAAGCCAGAAGGTAGAAGAATCATACAGAAACTTATTGATGGCTTTGACCAGAAGAAGAACGACCTCACAAGAGGAATTAATTCTGTTTGTGACCTGATTCTTAACGAATTTGACATCGACGAAGATATGTACAAAACCGGTATGAATACAGTACAAGGATTCGTTGATGGTATGCTTGCTAAATACATTTATGCAATAGCAACTGCTAGAAATTTAGCAACAAGCGTTAAAACTGCTGTTAATGAGACGTTAGCAATAAACTCACCATCAAAAGTTATGATTCCATCTGGTGAAGCAGTATGTGAAGGTATTGCTTTGGGTATCATTCGTAGTGCATCAACAGTAACTGACGCATCCAAAACGTTAGCTGACGAAACGTCAACTACTTTAGCTGGTTTGATGGCTGAAACAGTTGAAAATTTCGACGACAGCGAACTAAATCCAGTTATAACCCCTGTTCTCAATCTTGACGAAGTTCAAAATGGATTTGCAACCATAAACGATATGATGAACAATGGAATAACAAGAAACATTACGTTACCATCTATGTATAGACAGTCAACAACAGACGATGTGATCTATGCTATTGGACAGCTTGGAGAAGCATTATCTAACGTTGGTGGAGATACATATAATGTAAACGGAATAACATACGATGATGGAAGCAATATAAGTTCTGCTGTTCAGCAGCTTATATATGCAGCAAACATAGCAAGGAGGACTTAATATGGGACTTATTAGTTTCAATGTGCAGCTTCCCAAAATGGGAGCTTTCAGCGGAATAGGTTCAAAAATAACTTCTGGTTTAGGCTCTTTTGACTTATCATCAAAGATCGAAGGAATGTCTGGAGGATTTGTTGATAAACTTACATCTCAGGTAACATCTCAGATGGAGGGATTAGACATGTCTTCTATTAGTATGCCAGAATTCGATATGTCTGAGTTACAGTCAGCATCATCTGTTGATATTAATGGAGAAATAAATAATATCATTGCAGATATAAATTCGGGAAACTTCTAAAGGGGTGATCAAATGGCTGCATCTGATTACAAACTTAAAATTTTAACGTTTGCGTTTGTGGATAGCACCAAAAAGAACGTCGAATTACGATTTGATTGGGGCGGATTAGCTGGTACAGAACGAGATTACACTGAAAAGTTCGAAGTTTATACCAGATATCACGTCATAAACAACAACAATGAGAGAAGGATCGATCGTGAGGATCCGTCCACAACAATAACAGCTATACCTGGTCAGACTGAGTACGTATATTATTGGGATGTACCTGATAGATGTATAGAAGTTGAAATGAAAGTTGTTGCTTATTCTAAAACATTCAATAGTGACGGTAACGAAGTTCCTCATTGGAATGTTGGTAGAACAATAGAAGTAACAACTGGTACAGACGAAGGGATTTCTCACTGGTTATATTGTGGTGAATCCCACAAACCAGATAAAGCCGAAACCCCAACCGTAACAAGAAATCCTCGACTCGGGAGCCAAGTGGTTCTCGAGCTGGGGAATATACGGGAGGAAGAAGGAAACAATAAAGACGTAACCAAAGTAGAGTTTCAGGTTTTATCATTAACAAATGCTCAGGACGATGGTTTAATTGTTGCAGGTCAAAATGAAGCAACTGTTTCAGAATATAATACATGCAAATATGTTGTTAGTATTGGCAACAGTTGGGGATATAAGTTTAGAGCTCGATACTGGGCTGGTAAACCAGGAGAAGCTTCTAAAATAACAGGAGATCCATGGGTTGCTAACGCATCACCAATAGTTGATATTTCTGGCGAATGGTCCGACTTCACAGAAATCATTAATGGTGCACCAAACGCCCCAACAATAAAAAGCATAAAGAAACAGAATAGAACAGAAGCTCTTATTACACTTATACGTTCTGGATATTTGCATCATTTTCAGTTCCAGATAGCAGAAACTACAAAAGCATTTGATAGAATGGATGCTTGGGAAATTGATCATCCAGACTTGATAGAAGATGAGACTGCTAGAGAAGCTGCCAGACATCTTAGTCCACCAGTAATCGACGAATTCAATTCAGCTGGCGACGTTGAAGAGACCTTACGCGACGTAAGTCAGTTGCCAGGCGGTAGATTATTGTTTAGGGTTAGAGCGGTTTCAGCACAATCTGAGGCATTTTATTCTGGTTGGAGTGCTGTTTTCGAATATCAGTTTTCTGAAGAACTGCGAGCACCTATGATTTGGATGAACAACCCATATGCGACAATAGGCGATACGTCAACAGTTCTTAATATCATGCATAATTCTCCTAATGGAACAACAACAACTGGAGCTCAGATAATGTATAGGGTGAACAGCGGAAGCGCTAAATATTATCCTAGAACTGGCATTATAGACCCGCCGTCTAATTCAAACGTATATCAGGTTGCTTTTCCTTTAAGTGACTTCGATGAAGAATGTGTTATATGGTGGTGTGCTAGAACTGCCGAATTTGGAGAAGCGGGGCAGAGTGAAAGAGATTGGTCTCCATGGAGCGAAGGAATTGAATTTTGGGTTTATGAGAAACCAACTGTCAAAATAACGTTTCCTGATATTCCTCCAAACGAATGGATACCAGTAAACATCGAAAACGAGTCAGCAACAATACCTGTTGTATCGCAATTTCCGTTCCATTTCTTGATCGAACCAACTCTTGGCGGTGATCAGGCAATAACCTCTTATTTGATAAGAATTATAGCTTGTGAAGCATATGGAGAATACGATGGTTATGGAAACAAAAAGTTCGTAAATGCTGGTGAGGTTTTATACTCTGTTTATGATAACTCTAGCAGAGGCGCTGTTGATAAATACCTTAGTATTACTGACTGCTCCCTTGCAAATGGCATTCGTTATGAACTTAGCGTCATAGCATACGTAAACACAGGATCAAAAGCTGAAACACACGAATATTTCAAAGTAGATATTCCAAATCCAGACTATGTGCTCGAAGCAAGTTTTGGTCAAAATAGAGAACGAGTTTCGATGATTATAAATCCTAGAGCTGTTAAATATGAAACAAGTGGATTCAATCAGGCTCATTGGGAGTTATATCAGTTATCGTCAGAAATACTATTACTGGATCATTGCTTATGGTACGATTCAGATAATCAGAGACAGTTTTATTGTACTGATGCTGTCGATTATGTATTTGACGATGAAGATGGATACTGGAAACCATGGACCTTTGAATTTGAAGGTGGATCTCCGTTTAATGTAGTTGGATCTTACATTTGGAAAGATCAGAACGACATATATTACAGACACTGGGCAATATATAATACTTCAGAAAATAAATGGTATGGTGTTCAGTGGACTAATATGGAACTGTATGTACCATCAGCTTCTAGTTTCCATCCTCAGCATATTTGGTATGGCATAGATGGAACGATATACTACACTTACACAGGTGTAACAGCATATATGAGGTCTCAAGATCCTGACAGAGAATGGTTTCCTAAAACGTGGAATGGCTCAAATATACCTAGCGATGGTTTATATATTTGGAACGATGGCGTTAATTATTACTACTCTAATGGATCTACCCAGTGGGTTCTTGATGAAACCACAGATGAATGGGTTGAAAAAGTCTGGACAGGACTCGAACAGCCTAGAGGTGACAGAATTTGGGAAGAGGACGGTCATATTTACTATTCCGTTACAAATGAACATTACGAACTTGTAAATGGTGTTTGGGTAACTAAAAACTGGCAGGGCCTTGAAGCGTTTAGCGGCGTTAACATAGGCGAGTTAAACGGACGTAAAACCTACAATGACGGTTTGAAACAGTATGTTCTTGAAAGTAGTACTGACACTTGGATTGCTGTTGGGCAGTACGTAAAAGGAGCTCCTAACAATATTTCTGGTTACTATACATGGTACAATGGAAGCGAGATACATTCAGATTACCACAATGTACATTATGTATATAATAAGGTTAGTAAAATGTGGGATCTTCATTTCTATGACGGTGGATATCAATATATTTACGGTCAGGACGTATGGTACGAAGGCGATCATATCTATTATTCTAGTGGGTCTGCTCAGTACGAGTATAACAAATCAGCAAATTTGTGGCAGTATAAAACATGGTATCAGTGGACATCATTTGATGGAAAACATATTTGGCATGTTGGCGACAAGACTTATTACTCCAGCGGAACAGCTCATTTCGAATTAAACGTAGAAACAGACACATGGGAAGTTAAGAGATGGTACGGTCTTGATAGCTACTTCGGTCAGTATATATGGTATTATGATGG